CTAATACTAATTCATATAAATTATATCACAACTGTTACAATTTGTCAAATTTTTAGTTCATTGGTTGTACTGCTACTACCTGCTCTGGTGTAATTGGTGTTCCCTTACTTTCATTCTTATCAAAATCTTCCAATGCACCTTCAAGAACAAGATTATCCTCATTAGTTAGCATAGCTTTAATAACCTGTCTCTTTATTTCCTCATTGACTTTGGGGGATATATTCATCTGTAACGCAGTAGTTGCATTTGCCAATACTGTTGTAGTATCTATAATTCCATAATCACTATTATATGTGATTACTATATTGGAATTATCTTCTCCCATATATCTTCCAAAAATAAATGCTATCTTTTCCTCTGTGTCCTTGATCTCTTGTGCAAACTCTGCTATGGATTGATATAACTGTTGATTATCATATTGCATAGCTATTCCAGAAATATTATATCCTATAGAATTTGATTTTAGTCTTAAATTAGCCATACGATATATTTCTCTAACCATTAGATTTATCTCGTTCTCAATAATATCACTTGACGCAGATGGCGGTGTTATCCATTCTGGTGACTGACTTCCCTGCTTATAGATAAGTGTATCTGCTGTTCCATATTTTATTGGTGTATCTTCACCATCAAAATCATCATCCTCATCAATAGGTATGGTTAGTAATGAAAATGCCTGTGCTCTATTTCTTTCCCTAAGTTCTGAGCACGCATTATATAGAGCATGATTAGTTCTTGCTATTGCATATAAATCTGATTGTGGAATTAGTGTATCACTATCATTCCTTGTGCCATATAGAGGTATAATTGGAATGACACCAACTGGATTTACATTTTTTTCTCTTACACCTTCTACTTCTTTTATGTAGAAATCATTTGTCCATGTCCAATGTTCTCTTACTTGCTTTGCAGAGCCATCTGATTCTAGCTTAACATCTTCTATCCAATATGTTATACTTACCAGTCTTCCTAACTTATCTGTATACCATCTCTCTACCTGTGCAGGACTTACTAAATATAAATATGGAAATAGTCTTTTTTCTATCCTATCCTTTTGTGTTATTACAACTCCTTGCTCTAACTTCTCCATATCTATCACAATAAACTCTACACCATGAAGTTTTGCCCTTATTGCTGCTCTCTTCATAAATCTTGTAAGGGTTGTATTATTTCCGTCAACATCCTCTGCAAATGATGGATATGTACTTGACATATTATCCCTTATTGGATCTGTCTTGAATATTGGATTAACAAGTGCTGTTGTAATAGGTTTTACATAGTTTATAAAATATGCCATATTTTTACGTCTTAGATATTTAGGCATCATCTCGCTAACGTGTGGTATGATATAATCTCCACTCTCGAATCCACCACTTGCTCTATAAGCATCATCTAATAATTTATATCTATCTATTGACTGACCATCATAAGGTGCTGCCGCTAGTATTTGCTGCATTATTTCACTCATAGCAGATTCATATGTTATATAAGTTTGACGCTCTCCATTAGAACCTAGAACTGTTCTCTTTTCTCCTATTTTTTCTTCTATCTTCATCACCACCCAATATTAAATGCCCTATTAGCCATTAAATTCTTATTTGCAAAATACATGCACCCATAACGTAAAGCATCACAACAGTGATCTGTATCGTTTTTTAATGGTGCATCAATACCCCTCAACTGCTTAGTTGAATCCCAAACATATGAATATATTGATGCTATGGTTTCTTTGCATTCGTCTGACACAAATAATCTTTGCTCACCCATCATTGTCGCTACAGTTCTTATTCCATCCATTACCTCATTATCTGCATTTTTAGTTTTCATGTGGAACCTTCTCACATTCAACTTAAAACTTGCGGCGGATGGATCTATTACAATAGGAATATCTCTGTATGTTTTTCCTGTTAAATCATATACATCCTCAATAAACTTCCTTAAATCTTCTGTATATTCTTGGTCTGTTTTTTGAACATCTGGTGTTCCTTGCTTCTCTGCTTCATCCCGTCCACTATAATAATATTCTTTACAAACATACACACTATCATCATATGTCTTTCCCATAAGTAAAAATACAGTTGCATTCTGAGTACCATAGTCAACGCCGATTGCCCACTGAATAATATCCTCATATGGAACCTTGTTTGCTTTTACTATATTTACATTTTTATCAAACATGGTATATATTAAGCCATCAGCAACGACCCATTTCCCCAAAATGTTTCTGTCATAAAACACCCCACTAAACATCTTCTCATATCTATTCCTTACCTCATCACTAAGAGATAAATTATCTTTCATTGTAAAATGTAGATATAATCCATCATTATCCTCTAATTTTTGTAAAACCTCTTTATAAAACCAATGATATGGGCTGTTTGGATTGCAGTTTACGAAACATTTAGCACCATCTACAGATAAACGACCCAATGCCTGATAATAAAATGATTTATTTATAAGAACTACTTCATCAATATATAATGCACATAATGTCAAACCTTGAATCATATCTTGACTTGACTCATTTGCTGCACCAAATATAAAAAAATAATTAACTTTATTATCATACTTTATTTCAAGATAGTTTTCACTTCTATGGTCTATACACTCATATCCAATAGTTAATAGCATCTGCTTTAGTGTTGGTATTATATTTCTTCTTACTGTACCGACAGACTTACCACATATTGCTGCGTTCATATCACTAAAATTATTCATTACAAATAATACAAATGATAATGACATAACTACAGTTTTTCCAGATCTAATTGAACCATCTGCCACAACCATAAACTTATCTTGTACTGGGCTGTTATCCTGCCAACAAGTAAGTATTTTCATTTGCTTATCTGAAAATGGTTGAAAATAAAAAGTTCCTTGTTTAGTATCTTTTCTATTAGACATCTTTTCCTAATGTCTCATGAAGTTCCTCATAGACATCCTCATCCTTATTCCAATTATCCTCAATTCTTCCAACAATGGCTTTAAGAATTTGTGTATTTAGGTTCTCCTTGATATTATTATCATCTGCCCAACCAAAGAACTCCTGTAGTCTATTCCAACACATCATCTTATCGACTAGCTTTATTTTAACACCATCTTTGCCATTACTTATATCAGTAATTAAGCTAGTATCTACATCTCCACTATTTGCTAGATATACTCTATTTACTTTTCTTGTAATTGGCTCTCCACTATCAAGGTCTATCATTACTGTACCATCTGAATTATACTGAGGAACTTCTTCTTGCCCGAATTTTACATAATCACCAACATCTGCAAACGCACCCTTTAGTAAAAATTCTATATATTCTTTTACGTCAATGTTATAGTCTCCATCTAGTTGTGCCTTATATTCAAATATGCTATTCTGAATATGCTTCTGTCTAAAAAACTTTCTTGACTCTTTTCTTGCCGTATCTTTATCTACACCAAATGCTCTCATATATGATTGCAGTATATTCCGTGATTTTAGATATTCTGATACAAATACTTCTTCCTTTTCGTTTAACAATATATCTCCCCCTTTCCTCATTTAGTTTTATTATACCACATAAAAACATTTATGTCAAATAAAAAGAGAACCATGCCGTTTTGGTTCTCTTTTTACTGCCTATGACTATGCCGTTTTGAAAGGAGGTGTTATCATGTTCCCACCCCAATCCCTACTCACTTTGCCCGCCGTGAGTCCGCCTTGTTATTTAATTTTTCTTCTTGTGTCTGTTCTCCTTATATTCCATAAGTTCTGGAATAGCAGGTACTACTGGTGTATTCATCTTTCGTGTCTTTACATAGAATGAATACATTGATTTAGAGTTTGCGTACTTCTTCATATTATCAACACTCCTCTTTTTGTGTGTGAACTCATAATTTCTCCTAATAAAAAATATGGTAGGAAGGGTCAGGATTGAACTGACGTATACCTTGTTAGGGCTTAGAATTTATAAGATTCTGGCTCTCACCAACTGAGCTACCTTCCTAAACTAATATGGCTCTCTCGGCACGACTCGAACGTGCGACCCACTGGTTAACAGCCAGTTGTTCTACCAACTGAACTACGAGAGAATATGGTGCTCCCTATCCGAATTGAACAGATATTCATAGTTTACAAAACTATTGTACTAACCATTATACTAAAGGAGCAATTTCACAAGACACTTATCTATCTTCAAATTATTTTCAAAACCAATTTAGATGATATTTGCTGTTTGTGTCTTTTTATGTTATCTAGGCTCTCTATACTCTTATTACAAATAAACATACAGATTGTGCATTTGCTGTCTGAGCCTATATTATTAACAAATTATGGTGCGGGTGGAATGAATTGAACATTCGACTCGTGTTCCCAAAACACGGGTTTTACCACTAGACTACACCCACATGGTGGCAAGAGAGAGGGTCGAACTCTCACGGGTATGCCCGTCGAGGCTTAAACTCGATGCGTCTGCCAATTCCGCCATCCTGCCGTGGAGCGTGTAGAGAGGATTGAACTCTCACCCTTGGTTTGGAAGACCAACATTCTACCATTAAACTACACACGCTTTACTTAATCATATCTTCTAGCATCTTCTTTAGATGTTTTTCTTCAAGAGGTACTATACTTCCATCCTCATTCTTAAACATTGGTTGGTCATATTCCTTTGACATTACTACTCCATACTTTTCGCATAGATTGTCAAACGTCTCTCTGTCAAACTCTTTCATTTCTTATTTCTCCTATTAAATGACTTTCTATATGGAGCACCCAGAGGGACTTGAACCCCCGACCTACGGATTAGAAATCCGATGT